AAAGAAAAAAGAGGAAGAGAAAGCTCAAAAACAAGAGCAAGTTAAAGAAAATGTTAAACGAGTAGAAGAGGTAATAGCTCCACCTACTAAAATTGAAGCTAAACAAGAAGAAACATTAGAGATATGTTTTAAAGTTAGAGGTAGCAGAGAAAAACTAAAATCATTAGTAAATTATTTAAAAGAAGGAGAATATGAGTATGAGCAATGCTAATAATAAGCAAGAATTAATAGATAAGAAAAATAATAATTTAGTTGAACTAACTGATAAATCAGGAGTTGAGTTTGGAGTAGAAAAAGTCTTAAAACAAAATATAGCCCTACTACCTAAAAATTCTGTTATAGATAGAATTAAAACAAGTGCAGGATTTTATATTTCAAACAGAAAAGATTTAATGGAATTAAGTAACGAAGGAAAGCTCCAAATGCTTTATGGAGTGTTAAAAGAAGCGATGTTAGGGCTAGAGGCAGGAATTGATTATGATATAGTGCCGTTTAAAGGTAAACCTACTATTTGCCGAAAAAAAGAAGGATACTTTAAAATAATAGATATGGTTAAACCAGCAGAAATTGTAAAGTTTGTTAATAATGTAATTACTACTGACGATGAATATTATTTTAATCCAGTTACTGGAGAACTTACTCACGAAATGCATGGAGAAAAGCATCAAGATTTTGATAATATAATTGGAAGTTATGCTTACATAAAATTTGCAAACGGATTTGAAAGTATTGCCTTTTTAACTAAGGAAGATTTGCTAAAAATTAAAGAAACTTCACCTAGTGGTAAAAGCGAATTTAGTCCTTGGAACTCTCAAAGTTTAAGAATGGTCAAAACAAAGACAGTTAAGGAACTAGCAAAAGAATTATGCACTTTATGGAGTAATAAATTAAATTCAATTATGTTTAATGCTGTTAATAGCGATGAGGTTTCTGTAAAAGAAGTAGATTCAAAAGGATTTGTTAAAAATGATAATTCTATTTATGGCAAAATAGATGAAGTGCCTGAGGCAAAAATAGAAGAAGTTGAACCCCAAAATAATATCCCTGAAAAGCCTAAAAAGGTTGATATGAATGAACTATAAGATATTAGCAAGTGGTAGTACAGGAAATGCTGTAATAATAGAAGATATAATCTTAATAGATTGTGGTGTTTCCTTTAAAACACTTAAAGAGCATTATAAAGACTTAAAATTGGTATTACTAACTCATATTCATAGCGATCATTTTAACAAATCAACCATTAGAAGACTAGCATATGAAAGACCAACTTTAAGATTTGGATGTTGTGAATGGCTAGTAGAAGAACTTATCAATTGTGGTGTTTCTAAAAGAAATATAGATTTATATACTTGTTTTGAAGGCATGCATTATGGAATTGGCTTTTCAATAGAAACCTTTCTTTTAAAACACGATGTTCCAAATTGTGGTTGGCAAATTATGTTTGATAACGGATATAGTTATTTTTATGCAACAGATACTTGCAACTTGGACAATATAGAAGCTAAAGACTATGATATGTACTTTATTGAAGGCAATTATGAAGATAAAGATGAGCTTGAAAAACGTAAACAAAAGCATATTGAAAACGGAGAATATAGCTATGAAGATAGAGTTGAAAAAACTCATTTAAGTCAAGTTAAAGCTACAGAGTGGCTTATGGAAAATATGGGAGAAAAATCCCAATATATATTTATACATCAACATAAAGAAAATAGAAACGAGGTAGAAGAATGAGAAATGAAATAATAAACGTAATAAATAACATATTTGATGAGAATATAGATTTAAGAATAAGAAATGAGTATTTAGAAAGCAAATTTAATAACGAAAATGTTTGCTGCGATAAAATAGATACCAAAGTGAAACTAACAGAGTTAGAGAAAAAAGTTTTGGAGTATGGCAAAAAAGCTATATTAGATAGAGCTATAACAAGCGCTAGTATAAGTGTTAATAAACTAGAAAATGGCGATTACTATTGCACTAAATTTGAAGATTGGGCTAAGGATTGTATTTCTGGTTATTATATGCCAGATAACTTTTCAAAAGACGAATTAGTAAATTTATTCTATGATGAACTTAAAGAAAAATATAATAAGAAAAAAGCAGATATGATTAAAGAATATGAGAAGTCTAGTAAGAAAGAGGAAGAATAGTGAAATTATTAGGAGATATATTTGAAAGGCTTATAGATTACATAGTAAATGTTTTAGCGCCAGCATTTGGTACTTTATGTGTAATATTTGCAGGTAATTGGCAAACTAGAGTATTAGGAATAGTTATATTGATATTTGATTTTATTTCATATAAAAGGAAGGATTAAAATGGGTTTTGAGCTAATTAATGAACTGAATCAAAAATGTATAGATTTAGATAATAAAGTAGCTAATTTAGCTAACCTAGGAAGAAGTCTAGCAGATGCAGAAAATAAATATAAAATTGCTTTAGCCCAAGAAAGTTTAAAATTAAAAGAAAATAAAATGCCAGTTACTCTTATTGATAAAGTATGCTATGGAATTGAAAATGTAGCAAACCTTAGAAAAGAAAGAGATTATGCTGAAGCTATTTACAAAGCCAGTCAAGAAAGTATAAATGCCATAAAATTACAGATAAAAATATTGCAATTTCAAATAGAAAAAGAATATAGCTTAACTAAAAATATGTAAGGAAGTGAAAGAATGGAAAATGATTTTAATGATACATTAGGAGCAGGTAGTTATCCTGAATCAACAGAAGAAAAAATGCAAACTATATCAGGCAAAGTAGTTATAACTTATGATATTGAGGCGGATGTACCAGATAAATGGGATAAAGAAACTATAATAGCTGATATTAAAGAAAATTTAGACGATTATGTTTATGCACTTGACTTTAAAAATATGGATATTGATTTAGATTACTGGAGTGAAGATGATGTCTAAACTAAGTCAAAAAGATATTATTCTAAAACATTTAAGAGAACACGGAAGTATAACTAATTTAGACTGTTATGAAATATATAAAATTACTGATTTAGCACATGCAATATATCTGTTAAGAAAAGAGAATTTTAATATAACAGACAAATGGGAAAAACCTAAAAAAACATTTGGATATGCAAAAAAATATAAAAGATACACTTTAGTAGAAAATTAAGGAGAGATTAGAAATGAAAAAAGGAATTATTTTAGGATTAGGGGTTTTGGTATTAACAACGGGATGTGACACAGAAAAAAGCAATACAAAAAAAGACATAGAAAATACTATAAATATTGGAAATAAATTGATTGAAAATCAAGCAACACCTACAGATATTGACTATAGCCTAGAAAGATATAATTTAATTAAAAGAACATACTGGGTTAATGGAATGAGAGACAAAGCAAGATCATTACCTGCGCCTATTGCAGATATGCCTCTTGGGTATATTGTATTAATAGCAGAAAGCGGTTCTGTTGTAAGTAGATTCACTGTAGATGGCAAAGTTAGTAGCTTGAATAGTTTTTTAACACCTGATAGTGAATATTTTGAAAAAGTTTCTTGTGGTTCCGATAGTTCATTAGGTTGTAAAAATAATAAATGGTTACCTGATGTTGACGGAAGTTATGGTGAGAATGACACAGGCATATTTTTCTTTACAACAGATGGAAAATATATCGAATGGACAGGAACTTATTTATATAGTGATATACCATTCATTGTAGAAAATCCGATAGTGAAAGTAGGAAATTAAATATGAAAATATTCGGAGTAATTGTAGGAACGATTATAGTTTTATTCTTAGGATATATTACATTTTTTCCTGGAGGTAGAGCTTTAATAAATTCATATGATAATATGATGAAAAAAGTTGATGATAAAACAACATATGAAACTAGAAAAAAAGTAGAAGATACAGCAAGAGCTAGTATTGCATCATATAAGACAGACAAAGCTACTTATGAAATGTATAAAGATAGTGAAGATAAAGAAAAACAATCTTGGGCAGAACAAGCTAAAACGAGAGCTAATAAGACGGCTAATGTATACAACGAATATATTAGAAAGAATAGTTATGTATTTGAAAATAATATTCCCAGCGATATCGACTATCAATTGGAAATATTAAAATAAAGGAAGAAGGAAAGATTATGAAAAATAAAATAAATAAAATAGCAATAAGCCAAACTGACGGAACTACAAAATGTTATGTTGATATTAATGATTTTAAAAGAGAAATAAAATCTAGAGATAGCAAAATAAAAAATTTAGAATTAAAACTTGAAAAGAAAAAATATAAAGTTGGTGATGAAGTAAAATGGTGTAACTTTGATTGGATAGTTATTAAAACTGGGACAAAACTTCAAAATATTACAATAGATTTACCAGGTTTTATGGTAACAGAAGAAAATACAGTTACTTTAATGCTAAAAAATACAATTCAAAATATGACTTATTCTGATAATAATTCAAATGATTATAAAGAAAGTAACGTTAAAAAATATTTAGAAAACGAATTTATCAATAAACTAGATAAATCTAAACTAATTGAAATGAGAACTAATTATGATGAAGATAAATATGTTGATTCGTTAGTTAGAATACCTACCATACGCGATATTGAGGCTTTACCTATGAGTATTAGAAATTGTGGTATTTTTTATTGGACTATGACGGGTTCTTACGCTAAGAGTGAAGATTGCCCTTATGCTTACGTGTTCTTTGTGGATTCGAATGGCTACCTCGGCGCCGGCAGCGTGGGCGTCACTTCCTATGGTTTGCGCCCAGTAATAACACTGAGAACTGAAACACTGTAATGACTTCAAAATTCTATAATGATTTTGTTTAGGAAGGGATTTTATGAATATAGAAACAGAACAACAATATACAATTTTTAGGAATGATTTTAATGGGTACTCTTATTACAAAATAGGAGTACCCAAAAAATCTCAATCAGGAGAATGGATCAATGGGTATATTAGATGCCAATTTAAAAAAGATATATCATTAGAGAATAAAACTAAAATATATATAAGAAAAGCTTGGTTATCGTTCTATTCAAATAATAAAGAAACAATACCATATATATTTATATCAGATTTTGAAACAACTGACGAAACAATTGAAAATGCTAAAGTCAAAAATGCTGTAGATAATATGGTTAAACAAGAGCAATCAGATCCATTTAAAGATTTTGGCGAAGAAATACAACTTAGTGATGACGATTTGCCATTTTAGAGGTTAGCATGAAAATAGATATATATAATACAAGTAAAAAATATAACATTCTTTATGCAGACCCACCTTGGAGATTTGAAGTGTGGAATAGAAAAAATGGATTAGATAGAAGTGCAGATAAACATTATAAGACTATGACAAAAGAAGATATCCAAAGACTTCCTATTAAAAAAATATGCGACAAAGACTGTGTGTTGTTACTTTGGGTAACAGCGCCTTGCCTAGAAGAAGGGCTTGAACTTATTAAAGCTTGGGGCTTTACTTATAAAACAATAGCTTTCACTTGGATAAAACAAAATAAAAAAAGTGATAGTCTATTTTGGGGTATGGGATATTATACAAGAGCAAACGCTGAAATATGTTTACTTGCGACTAAAGGTAAAGTCTTAGAACGTAAAAGCAGGTCAGTGCATCAAGTAGTAATGTCTAAAATAAGAGAACATAGTAGAAAACCTGATGAGGTAAGAGATAGAATTGTAGAACTCTTCGGGGAGGGGGTTACTCGCATAGAACTATTCGCAAGACAAAAAGTAGATGGTTGGGACTGTTGGGGAAACGAGGTATAAAATGCCATTAGAGAAAATTTATAAATGTTGTATATGTCATGAGGTTTTAAATTATAAACCTCATAGACTAGTACATCAAGAGTTTAATAAAAGATATTTTAATAAATATAATTATGATTTTTGTGATAAATGTTTTAAAGTTTATCACAAGTGGATTATAAAACATGAGGAGGAAAATTAAATGCTAAAGATAAAAGATAACATTGATTTAAAGGAACTGGAAAAATTTGGGTATGTTTATAAAGAACAATTTGAAAGTATGAAATATGAGGTGTAAGAAATATGTTAAAGATAAAAGAATGCCCAAAATGTCATAGTAAGAAAGGCTATTATATAAAAATAAGATATAGTGGTTTAGGTATTTTTAGATATGGTTTTATAAATGACAAAGGTGAACAGAAAATCATTGAAAATGGTGATATGTATGATTGTTTATTAAATGAAGCATCAAAATACTATTACTGTTTAAATTGTCATAAAAGATTGGGTTTAGTAGAAAAGGTAGATTAAATGAAAGCTAAAGAAATGTTTGAAGAATTAGGATATGAAGAAAGAGAAGAAACAACATCAATGACTTGTATAAAATCGTATATAAATTATAGCAGAATGGATATTGTATATTTTGATTATGATAAACAAATTGATATAGGAATGAGAATGCTGACTTTAGATTTATTACAAGCTATAAACAAGCAAGTAGAAGAATTGGGGTGGAATAATGAGAGAAATATTATTTAAAGCAAAAAGAAAAGACAATAATGAGTGGGTATATGGATATTATCATAAAGAAACAAGTACATCTATTGCATTGCAAGAATACGGAATAAATGAAATTGAAGAACACTATATTCATACAGTTATAGACCACTTGCCGTTTAAAATTGAAGTGTTACCCGAAACAATATGCGAATACACAGGAATAAAAGATAAAAATGGTGTAGAGATATATGAGAATGATATTTTAAGAGAATATAGCACTGAGATAGAAGATTGGGTAGTTTCCTATGAATATGGTAAATTTATTGTTACTTGCAATGGTATTTGTGAAGATTTATATGAATTAAGTGATTTAGAAGTGATAGGTAATATTTATGATAAATAAGTTAAAAATAATTGTTAACTTGTTACTAGGGAAAAATATTGTTATATACAATGTTTGGACTAAAGAAGTATTAATGATAATAGGTGGAGAGAAAGAAATCATAACTAAAAGATATAATTATGAATTTACAGGGAATGAACCTTGTTTAAAAGGTAAGAGAGGGAAAATCTTATTTGATAAGGAAGTGAAGTAAATGAAATTAATAGATTTATTAGTAAAAATAGCAAACAGAGATGAAGACTTACCAAAAGAAATTGAAATTTTAGGCAATAATTATATATTACGACACAGTACTCATATGCCAAATTATTTTAGAAAGGATAAAATAGGCATTTCTATAAGTGAAGACTTAGCATTAATACAATGTTTAACTGATGAAGTGGAAATAATAGAAGATAAACCTAAAAAGATGATTATATCATTAACTTATGAAGAATATTGCGAAGAATTAAATTTAAAAGAAGATTTCAATAATCCAATGATTAATTTTCTAAATTGCACCTCAAAAACATTAAACGAATTAGCAAAGAAGTTAAACTATCTATTAGAAAAGAGTGATAAAGATGAATAAGAAAAAATTTATTAAAATGTTAAATGATGCAAAAGAAGATGAACATGGAAGACTATATGTTTTAGGAAAATATAATAATAAAATATATTTTGGAACAATCACTACAATATGTGAAGATATATTTAATATGACAAGTGATGAAAAAACAGAAGAAATATATGATAGACATTTTTGGAACGATGATACATTAGAGTGTCATGTAGTATCCAACAAACATAATAATGAAATTGAATATAGTCAGCCAAAAAGAATAGAAGAACTATCTGTTAAAAAATGTATAAAGAAAAATTATGGAATCGATTATTTATTATCTCATCAAGAATTCTTTATTCAAGAAAAGATAAATGAATTAATAAAAGCATTTAATAGGTATGAATGTTTAATTGAAAAGAGTGATAGTAATGAATAAAAGTGATTTTTATTATGAAGAAAACTTAGAAAGACAATTAAAAACTTTGCAACAAGAAAACGAGCTTTTAAAACAAGCACTAAATGAAATAAGAGAATATATTTATGAAAATAGCATTCCAATAAATTTGTTATCTAATCCACCAAAAGAAACTTTAGATTTTGAAGGAGATATAACTGATATTTTAAAAATAATAGATAAATATATGAAAGAAGATTAAATATGAAAAAGATATGTAGAACAATTGAATTAATTAAGTATAAATGTGAATTTAATGAAGAATCTATTTCAAAATGGGAAAATCACGAATTTATAGTATGTTTTAGTAACAATAAATGGTGTATGGCTTGTGATAAATACGATTTGAGGAAAATGCTAGAAAGAGACCATATAAATCATATTATGTATATATTTGATATGACTAACAGAATAATTATTAACAGAAATGTATTGATAAATACTGATGACTTAGAAAGAAGATGACTAATTGAAAGGATTACAAAAAGATTATTACATATTAAGAATACTAAACTTATATAGAGCGCATTTGATGTGTGGAATATTAACTTTACATGGACCAGTTAAAATGGAGCACTTCATAACTCTTAAGAATCACATTAAATTAAATAATTTGAAAATAAAAGACATCATAGTTAAGTAAAGTAAGTATATCAAAGAACGGAGGATAATATGGTAGAACATTTAACTATTATGCAAGCTTGGAAAGAGTTAATTGGAATTAATTATAGAATAAATCTATTCGAAACTTTAAGAGAAGTAAATGGCGATATAAAATCTTCTAAGGTTAAAGAGATACTTGTTAAAGGTGGCTTTATAAGTAATAATGCTATGTTAAATGCTATAATAAAAAAAGATGAATATAGTGATAGATTAAAAGGACTATATGATTCTAAAAAAGCATACGAGGATTTTATTGAGCTAGAAATAGAAAGATTAAAGGTATCTGATATTCACTTGGCAGTAGCATTTTTAAAAGAATATAAAAAAATGAAATGGAATGATATAGCGAAACAATTGGATTATTCTAATGCTCAAGTTAGAAGATATTATGATGAATATAAAGGAAAAACTCCAAAAGATAATGATTTTTTTAAAGATGAGCAACTTTGAGCAGTTTAGATATGCTATAATATGTATAATGGAACAAATAATATGTTCCATGAACCAACCTTTACTACAAAACACTATCTTTTAGGTAGTGTACTGAATAATATACTGTTTATCACAGAAAAAGGATATAAAACAATAAATTTATATTATTTGGTACAGTATCTTATAGATACTAAAGTTTAATTTATAGGTGGGTTCGTCGAAAAGCATAGTAAATATGTGAAAGACATTGAAATGCTACAAGCACCTATATAGCATAATTAAACAATAGATACAGAGTTCTAGCTGTATCTTTTTTATTTGAGAGTACAAGAACCCAAAATCTAATTTATTGATATAACTCATTTATACTAAGATATAAATTTCCGTAGCTTGTACTCTGAAATAAGGATTATAAAAGAAAGGAAGTGAGTGTGTGGCTAAAATAGATAATAAAAAGGTAGCAGAAGTTATAGCTAGCTATGCAGTCACAGGTAGTTATAATGCGACAGCTAAAGAATTAGGCATATCAGATAAGACAGTTAAAAAGATAATACTAGAAAATCCGAAGAAGTACGAAGAAAAAAAAGAAACATTTATACAGAAAGCTGATAGGATAATTGACAAGGCTATGAACAAATTAGAAAAGAAAATAGATAAAGAAGATGTAGCAGCAAGTCAATTAACGACAGTAATAGGTACGTTAGTAGATAAGAAAAGATTGGTAGCTGGAGAATCTACAAATAATGATACTATAACAATTAAAATGTCAGATGAAATAAAGGAATTAAGTAAATGACACTCAATATTGGAGAGTTATATCCTAAACAAATAGAATTTTGCAAAGCCACTAATAAGTATATATGTTATGGTGGTGCTCGTGGTGGAGGTAAATCTCACGTATCAAGAATTAAGATGTGTTTACTAGCTTTAAATTATCCAGGTATACAAATATTACTTTTAAGAAGAACTTTGAAAGAGTTAAGAGAGAATCATGTATTACAACTTCAAAAGTTATTAAAAGGTATAGCAACTTTTAAAGAAAGCACAAAAGAATTCATATTTCCTAATGGCTCAAGAATAGTTTTAGGATATTGCGATAATGAAAAAGATGTATTGCAGTATCAAGGACAAGCATATGAAGTTATAGTTTTAGAAGAAGCGACACACTTTACAGAATTTCAATTTCAAACCCTTACAGAAAGTAATCGTATGAGTGGTAATATGAAGTGTGAGTTTAACCCTAGAATGTACTTTACTTGTAATCCTGGTGGAGTAGGACATGCTTGGGTAAAAAGACTATTCATAGATAGAGATTATACAGCGACAGAAAATTCTGAAGATTATATATTTATACCAGCACAAGTATTTGAAAATAAATATATAATGGAACACGACCCTGCATATGTTAAAGTACTTGAGAATTTACCTGAAGATAGAAAACAAGCAATGCTATATGGCAATTGGGATGTATTTGACGGGCAATTCTTTAGAGAATTTAATAGAAGAATACATGTAATAGAACCATTTGTAATTCCTGAAACTTGGGATAGATATATAGCTATGGACTACGGACTAGATATGTTCGCAGTTCTTTTTGTTGCAGTAGATAGTAAAGGAAAAGCTTATGTATATAATGAGATACACAAATCAAACTTAATTGTTAGTGAAGCTAGACAAACTCTTAAAAGTATTATGAGACATTATAAGTATAAATATATATACGCTCCAGGAGATTTGTGGCACAGGAATAGAGATACAGGTAAAAGTACAGCAGAGTTATTTTATGAAGGTGGCATTCAATTAACAGAAGCTAGTAACAAACGTGAATCAGGTTGGTTAAATGTAAAAGAGTGGTTAAAAGTTAAGAAAATAAGACACGAGCAAACAGGAGAATTAATAGAAGATAGTGATTTAAAGATATTTAGTAATTGTTTAAATCTTATTAAATATTTGCCACAGCTACAACACGATGAAAAGAATCCTAATGATGTAGCAACAGAACCACACGAGCCTACGCATATAACAGATGCTTTAAGATATTTCTGTGTAAATCATATAGCACCAAGTCAAGAAATAAAAAATAAAGAAACTAGTTTTGATAACTTCTTTAATGTAGAAGAAAGATATCAAGATTATGGAGAGGAGATAATAGTAATATGAAAAAGAAAAAATATAGAGAATTACAAAAACTTAGAGAAAAAGATTTACAAAATAATGATAAATTTATAAAAAAAATAAGAAAAGAAGTAATAAAAAAAGATCCTATAGCAAGTGAAATGAAAATAAAATCTGTAAGAGGAAAGAAAAAATGATAGATGTTGTTATATTATGCACCTTTGGTGCTTTTATTTTATTTGCATTTGTTAAAGGTATTCAAATAGGAGTTAAAATTAGAAAAGATGAACCTATTGAACAATTTAAAATAATAGAACCTATAAAAGATATTATCAATAAACCAATAGAGCCTAAACTTACAAAAGAGCAGCAATTAGAATGGGAAAATATTAACAATTATGATGGAACAAGTTCTAGCCAACAAGAAATAGAATAGAGGTGAAATTAAATGATACAAGATTTAGTAGAAACAGATATTTGGTATTTATATGAAAAGCATCTAAATTTTATGAGAAGTAAAGGATATTTTTCAGGGACAGATAAAAATTTTAGATTCTTTAATGGTAATCAATGGGGTGGAGTTATACTAAAAAATACTGATCCAGTACAGATTAATTTTATTAAACCAATAGTTAAGTATAAAGTTGGCGTTGTAACTAGTACAGATTATTCAATTATATATTCATCAGAAAATTTTGATAATGAAGTATTTAGACAAATAGCTAAAAGAGCTAGTGAATTAATAACTAAAAAAGTTAGCAAAGTATGTGAAAACAATAAATTTGATACAAAGATAAAAAAATGCGTTAAAAGAGCTGCCATAAATGGTGAAATACTTCTTTACTGGTATTGGAATAATAAAGAGAATATTCCTAAAACAGAAATTAAATCAAAAGTTGATGTTGCGTATGGCAATGAAAACGAAGAAGACATTCAATCACAACCATATATTTTATTAAAAAGAAGAACTTCAATTATTCAGGCTAAAGAATATGCTAAAAGTTTGGGATTGCCAGAAGAAATAATTGAAGACATTCATGGTGACAATTTCACTCAAGACGAGTCTGGAGAAGCTTCAAAAGAAGAAGTAGATGATATGGTAACTATAGTAACAAAAATGTATAAGAAAAATGATAGAATATTCTATTCAGAATCTGCAAAATATGTTGATCTAATCAAAGATCAAGATAGTGGATTAACATATTACCCTTTAACGCATCTTAATTGGGAAGATTGTGAGGGAAGTGCAAGGGGCATAGGAGAAGTAGAACAATATATTGATACTCAAATAGAAGTAAATAAGACTGCAACAAGAAGAGCATTTATTGGAAAAAATATATCATATCCTCATACTGTTGTAAATAAAAGAAAAATAGTAAATCCTAGTGCTTTAAATAGAGTTGGCTCAATAATTGAAATAGATGATCCGACAGGCGAAGATGTAAGTAAATATTATAAAATTACAAGTCCAGGTAGCTTAAGTCCTGATGTTGCTAACTTGCAAAATGAACTTATTACAGTTACTAGAGAACTTGCTGGAGCTGGTGATATGGCAACAGGCCAAATAAAACCAGATGAGGCAAGTGGTAAAGCAATACTTGCAGTTCAAAGAGCATCAGAGCAACCTTTAGATGAACAAAGTTCTTCTACTAAACAATTTATCGAAGATAACGCTTTAATTATATTTGATATGTTAAAAACTTATTCAGATGAACTTGTAGTAGTAGATGAAATTAATGATGCTATTAGTGGTGAAGTAAGTGAGCAAGTAGAAATAATACCTAAAAGTGTATTAGAAGCATTACAATTGAGCATCAAAATAGATATTACTCCAAAGAGTGCTTATGATAAATATGCACAAGAAGTATCACTTGAAAATTTAACTAAATCAAATTTATTCCTACCTGAAAATCAACAATTATTAGAAGATTATGTTAGTTTACTAGATGAATTTTCAACAATGCCTAAATCTAAGTTATTAGAACTTCTTAAGCGTAGAAAAGAAAGAAGCAGAGCTATTGAAGAAATGCAAATGCAAGCGGAACAAACGAAACTTGAAACAGAACGAAATATGGCTAATCAACTTGATATAGAGAGTATTGCTAATCAAGGTTATCAAATGATTAATGAAACAACTCAAAATGGAATGTAGTTGTTTTTATTTTGTCTAACATATCGACATTAAATGTATGGAATATATAGTCGACGGACTTTAAATAGGAGATAAAAATGGAAGAAAATGAAATGTTAGAACAAACTAACGAAACTGAAAATATTGAAACTCAAACAATAGAAGAAAATGAGGAAGGTATAGAATTAACTGATACCACTGAAGTTGAGGAAACACAAGAAACAGAATCGATAGAAGAAAAAGAAGAAGTTAAAAAAACACTTAGAGAACTATTGAAAGAAAATCCTGATTATCAAGATGAATTTAATGGAATGATTAAAACAAGACTTAATAAAAAGGATAAAGAGTATCAAAGAGAATTATCTAAGTACAAAGATACTGAAAACGTTCTTAGAAGTACTTTGAATGTCGAAGATAACGAAGACGTCAACGAAAAACTTAGAGAGTATTACGAGAATGAAGGTATTAAATTGCCTAGCCGATATGAACCTGGATTAAGCGAAAGAGAAGTTGAGGCATTAGCCAAGAGTGATGTTGAGGATATAGTCTCAGAAGGAGACGATGCAATATTTAATGAAGCAGAAAGATTGGCTAACATAGGTTACAATAATTTAAATCAAAGAGAGAAAGTTGTCTTTAATTCTTTAGCAGCAATGCTAACAGAAAAGAAAGAAAGAACTGAACTCCAAAGTATAGGAGCCGATGAAGGTATTTTAAAAGATGAAAATTTTAAACTCTTTAAAAATCAATTTAATTCAAATACTCCTATTAAAACTATCTTTGAATTATATCAAAAAGCAAGTTCTCCTAAGGAAAATATAAAACCTATGGGGAGCATGAAAGATAATAATACAAAGAATAATGCAGAAAAGGATTACTACTCTCCTGAAGATGTAGAAAAATTAACTTCTGAAGACTGGGATAAACCTGGAGTTTGGGATAAGGTTAGAGCATCTCAAAGAAAGTGGAAATAGCGAAAGGAATGATTATTAATGAATGCAGCAATGCAAACAATATGGC